CGCGATAAGACATAATGCTTTCTATCTTCGATATCCATAAATATGGGTGTTGAAGCCTTTACTCCATTATAGTTTTCTCGATATAATCTCAATATCTTAGTATAATAAAATTGAGACTGATCCCAATGCTTATACCACAAAGACAATTCGTTCAATGATTCCACTATATTATTAACTGCAATAGTAGAAGGATTCTCTGCTTTAGTCCACATCGGAATTTCCAATATTGTGTCTAAATTGAGTGGAGCAATATATCTTCTAGCATCTTTATCAAATAGAAATCTTCTCTTAAGAAATTCTATTTTATCAATAGTCCTAAATTTACTCTCTGCTTTACCCTTAAGTTCCGTAGTGTAAGTAAGACCAAGGTCTGACATATCTTCAGCTAGGGTAATCTCGTTGAAGAATTCTCTGAATTCCTTCTTTACAGTAAACGCATTATCATCACCACCTGTAACTACATAAACTGCAGTTTCAAAAGGTACTCCTTTAACACGTTTGAAGAAACAATACCTCATTGCCGTAAGTCCATATAAACAGTTAATTATAAAAGTCATAGGATGACCACTAGGTAAACTCCCTAACCAGGTGTATAATCCATCCCTGGCTACGTGCCTACTGTTTATAACTTCCTGCCATAAGACCTTCCTAACTAGGTTGTCAGGATGATTATCTGGTAATCCGTACCATTTATTGACGAATATGCCTATACTTTCTAACATCACACTGTTCAAAGATCCATCAAAAGACTTATAATCTCCCGCTCCTGTATGCGTTGAGTTAATGTCATGATAGTTATCGAATTGTGTGAGTTTCCTTGCAAGAGCATCCCAATCATCACTAAAAGCATTCACTCCTGCGCTCATACCTATCTCAATATTGTTAGCGGTACAATGTGCCATGAATGACCCAAAGTAGATACGCACTAAAATTAAATAGTGCCAGTCTACACCCGAAAATAATCTCGTTTTACGGAAGACCTTTTCTTTCGGTAATCTTTCAAGCTTTAACTGATCCTGGAAGAAGAATATAGGTCTTATACCCTTCTTCATAGTCTCAATCAATTCATTTATACGACTCTCAAGTTGAGGTTGATATAACTCTCTATTTGAGTAGAAAGCTTTCTTACTATTAGTGGCAGCATTTAGAACGTGAGGATATCCTGCACTGGTTCCTGATGTAATTGAACCTAAATAAGGATTATCATTAAACCCTTCAATTGATTCATCAAAAGTAAGTCGCCTACGCTCTATGTGAATAATGGTATTTTCTTCAATAAAAGAAAAGGTTGATCTACAAGAGCGCATTATATCTTCCAAGAGTATGGGTTGTCTAGACAAACAATATCGCTTTAAAGCTTCTTGCATTGGGTCTATCAACTTATCTTCATACCTAAATTTGTTGATAAAAGCTATAGCCTGTTTAGACTCTATAACTTTATCATGCAACTTAGATCTTATTATGTTACATTTCGTGTTATAAGGAGCAGCTTGCACTTTCCCTTCATAAACCATACCACTCTCTGTAACAATTGTATCATCAAATGGGATGTCAATTTCTTCAGAGACTATTTGATCCTCGAAAGATAAATCCTTCTCAATCATTTCTATTGTCAAAATGTTTGAGAAACCGATACCTTTTGATTTCTGTGCAGAAACATGAAATCCATAGATTTTGCGTGTTGGTACTTTACAGTTAAGTATAAATAAGGGTCCGCCACAGTCTCCTGCCATAGTCAGTCCCCCTTGGTAAGCATAACTAGTAGGTACATAATATTCCTCAATATTAGGGCTAACCATACATAAAGGAACACTATTTTTAGTAGCAAAACCTGTCAGCAGAGTAGTATTGCCTCCTCTATTAGTATAAAGAACGAATTCTTGTTGTAATAAACTAGAATTATGTTCGTTTTCACTTGCAAAGTATTTCCTGTTGTCTGAAGAACGAGGAAAACCTAAAGGCATACTCAATATGCATGCGTCGACAACTTGTAGGTTGTCAAAAGAGAAGCGTTGATAAATATCGACTATTCTATAGGGTATGGAATTCCCATTGTCTCTCGAGAAAGTAATAAAACTAGTTCTATCATCTGGATTCTTAATTATGAAGGCAGCCAATTCTTTAGCAAAGTGAAAAGGCATTATATATTGATTCCCATATACGCCTATCATATGTCCTAACTTAGTTGACATCTTTCCTTCTGGATGAAGAGTCAAAGTCCATATATGTTTCTTTACAAGCGACTTTATTATATTTAATCCATTAGTATCCCCAATTTCTGGTTGGGCGCGCAAAGCTTTTAAAGCTTTAACTGTTGAAGCAGTCTTTACTTTTTCTTTAGGTGCTTTATGACCAAATCCATGCGATTGTGGTTCTGTTGAGGTTACTGGTGTTTCATTACTTGACTCTGTTTCTTGATTATCTTTGTTGCGATATCTTTCTATAGCATTCCAAATACCTTTTCCTGCAAAGAACGAACCGAGTCCTGCAATCACGACACCCATCACCAACATTATTTTAGGTAATTCTTTAAAATACGTCGTTACCATAGCGTAAGTCTCATTTTTCATCATGAGATCATCCATTTCAGTCATAATATTATCTATTGATAATTTTATTCCTGGACAGATACGTGTATATACAGCACGCTTCGCGTACCTCTTCACATAATCAATATAATTGAACATGTCCCTTTCATCAGCTTCTGCTGCAATATAAGCCTTATATATTTGTTTGTAAATAATCTTCTTTTCCCACATAGGATAATAAGAATACTTTTTCTCAATTACAAATATAATGTTGTCTCTTACAGATTCATGAGTTTTAAAAACTCTGTTTATATGATTCTTCCAGAAACGTCTGTGAAGTGTATTATTATATTGAGCTTTTATCTTAGGATCCAATTCTAGCGCCGAACCAGATTCACTTACCGCAGTCATCTGAAGGTCTTCAACTAACTCAGAAACATCCTTAATATCTTCTTGAGGAGTCTCCACCATTTTCACAACTTGGTTATTGAAGGTTTCCATACATTTCGTATAGTTATTAGAAATAACTTTATCAGTACTTACTTCCGTTATGGTCATATCTTCAATTCCAGCTGTCTCTAATTCAAACCATTTATCAGCTGTTTTCAAAAATTCCTTACGGTGAGAAACAGCCCAATGTTTTCTTTCTCTATAAGCTTCCATTGTCATTTCTACAACGGTATCAAAATCAAAAGGAGCTCCCTGAGGTCGTCCTTCTTCATCGCTATGGTAGAATTCTAACATATATGGTGCCATAATTGGCTTACCATTCTCATCTCTCTCACATTTTGAAATATCTGGTTTTCTGTGCCATATATCAGCTCCTTTAGTACGTAAACTCGTATATTTTAGTTTCAAAGTAGTGACCAAGTTTAATGTAAAACGTCTGTTTAGAGCATCATGACAATTTATGCTTTGTGGTTCAAATTTATGTAAATTACTAGACATAATGAGAAAGGGGGATTGAAAAGTCAATCTACCTTTTTCGGTCATGTTAGCTGTGTGCAGACTACATTGAAAACCATTAACAATACGAATAACATTCATATATTCGTTATCTGGTTCTCCCGATACATCTTTAGCTTGACCAAAATCATCTATATAAGTGACTAGCATACTAGGTTTATAACCATCCCAATATTTATTTTCGAACTGTCTGTTAAAGATGTATGTATAAGGGTTAGCTTTAAACTTTTCATACTCTTCTGGTGTACTGAGAACCTGTGCAACAACGGCAAAAGCTAAGTGTTCCATGGCAATAGATTTGCCACAGCCAGGTCCACCTTTGAACAATACACAAACAGTTTCCTGCTTGGCTCCTTGCCCATCAATATTAGCTTGCGCAAACTCCTTTGATAGTCTCTCCAACTTATTCAATTCTTTATGCATAATTACTAAAAGATTACTATTCTTACTAGTTCTTTCTATAGCTATTATAATCTTTCTCATATCCATTATAGCTACTTCAAGTTCAAAATAATTTTCATTGTTCCTATAGTATTTATCTTTTGCTTCCATCAAAAGAATATTGTCAACTCGTACTAATATATCATCGACCTCAGTCCTTCCAAACTTTAGTAATTCAGGAACATCCACGTCTAATTTATCTCTACAAAATTTCATTATAGAATTTATAGCATTGACTATTACATTATAGATAGATGTAAGTGAATTAGTATTTCTATCAAAGTTAAGCACCTTATTGTATACATCGGAGGGAACATTCTTTCCTGTAAATGCAACGGTAGCGGCACTAAATAATAAATTGAAAGGTCCAATAAGATCTGTTTCTCTGGTGTCTATACCAGACTCGGGGGTAGTCCTAAGAACTTTTCTCTTCATTTCTTTTAGGTTCTCAGATATATCTTCTACATCATTAACTACACTATCTATGCAGTAGTTAACTATAGACTCTTTCTTCTGATTTTGGTACATCTTGTGTCCAAGTATACCAGCATTCACTATATCAAATAGGGCTAAAGTTGCCATAATCTCAGTTTTATTTTTACCAGTATATGCATAAGCAAAAATACCAGTAATAATAATTAATAAAGCAAATGAGTTTGCAGTGCGATTGAGGGTAGTATATGCTATAATGGTCAAAACAGATAATAACAGTATGATATTTTTATTTTTCTCTGAAAATATCTTGTCATATAGAGTATCTGCAACATCATTTACAATACCTTTGGTTATACCCCCTTCTTTGAACATAGTCTTCATCATATTAATGAAGCCATTACGTTCTTTAGCGTCGGGTATAGCCTCGACTACACTACTAGATATCTTTTCTAATCTATCTAGTAGTTCGGAAGGGTTATTCCTTCCAAAAAGACCTGACTCAGGTTCAATAATATCCCCACTTATATTTGCGTGCGTGGGAATGTGTTTGAGCTCTTCAACAGTACGCATTATACTGTTGAGTCCTAATTTGGTCTTAAATTCT